ATTAAGGCTGGCTTAGAACTACCTGATTCTGCATGGGGTACTTCCTATGATGAGAAGACAGGTAAGAATGTCCCTTGGACACAGCAACAAAAGATTGCACAGATTGTTAAGCAGATTTCAGCAAATGCAACACGTAATGCACCAAATAGAGAATTCTCTAAGGATGTAGCAAATTATCTTGGTTCAAATACCGATGCTGTAGTTCGTAATTATTTACAGAATGATAAGACATCTTGGAAGTATCAACCAGGATTTATTGAAGGAACTGCTGGTGAGTCAGGTAAAGTTGTTCTTGACCCTACTAAAACTACTTTAAGCGCAGATGAACTAAAGCAATATGCTGGCAAGAATATAAATTTTATTGACCCTGTTACTGGCAATACCGTTGATGTTGATATCAATACTGGCGCTATTCAATGGGGAGATTTAAAAGAACGTATTGATAGTTCAAATAATAAGAATGACGGCACTGACGGCACTGATGGTACTGATGGTAATGACGGCACAGGTGACGGCAATGGTAATGGTAATGGCAATGCTGATGGTAGTTATGACAACGCTGGAAACAAATTATCTTTAGAAACAAAAGATGCCTATGCTCTACTTGAATCTACTTTCAAGATGTATGGTTTGGAAGAATTAACTGACCAAATTAAAAACTATATGGAGCGTGGCTTAGGAACTGAAGAAGCAACAGCAGAACTTCGTAAGAGCAAGGCTTACCAAGAAAGATTTGCAGGTAACCAAGGTCGTCTTAAATCTGGATTAAATGCTTTATCGGAAGCAGATTATTTAATTTTAGAAGATTCATACTCAACAACGCTTCGTGCCTATGGTTTACAGGGTTATTTTGGAACAGAACGTAAGGCTAGAAATGCTGCAATGGCTGAAATTATTGGTAATGATATTTCAGCAGTAGAGTTTAAGGATAGAATTGATACGGTGGTAACACGTGTTAATAATGCTGACCCTAATATCAAGGCTACTTTAAGGTCTTTCTATAATATTGGTGATACTGATTTAATTAAATACTTCTTAAATCCTAAAGATAATCTACCTAAGTTACAGGAGAAAGTAACTGCTGCTGAGATTGGTTCTGAGTTTATTAAGCAGGGTCTAACTTCTGGAGTTACATCTGCTGAAGAATTTGCTAAGTTAGGAATTGATAAAGAGGCTGCTGCAAAGGGAGCCAAGACAATTGCTGGCTTCTTGCCAGGAACTACATTCCTTGCTTCACTTTCTCCAGAAGAAAAAATTAATTACTCACAACAGACTGCAGAAGAAGAAGTTATGAAGGGCTTAGAGTCAGCACGCCGTAAGCGTTTGACACTAGCAGAAAAAGAAATCGGACGTTTCAGTGGTTCATCTGGAACATCCCGTGTTTCACTCGGCGGAGCAAGAGGCTCTACCTTTTAAGAATCCCTAGACGGACCAACCAGCCCCGTCAGGTGTAAGAGTCTGGTAGCAGAAGCCAATTACAAACCCCCTTATGTGATTGTGGTCTGCGATAAACTACTAACGAAGGGTGAAGGTTGCATGAGCAACGACAACTACTGGGAAGACGAAGACGATAATCAGGACCTTGGATACCAAGGCGAAGATGATGGCATAAAGAACTTGCGTAAAGCAAAGCGTGCTAATGAGAAGTATATTAAAGAACTCGAAGCACAACTTGGTACTTATATTGCAAAAGATTATGAACGTACCGTCAACGAAGTCCTAAAATCAAAGGGAGTCAATACTAAGGCTGCTCGTCTAATTCTTAATGATTTAGACGAAGTTAATGAAGAGACAGTTAATAACTGGCTACTCACTAACGGAGACTTAATTGGATTCCAGCCAAAAGAAGAACAGCAAACAAACAATGATGCAGATATTCAGGCTTTAAAGAAGCAAGATAATGCAACTCATGCTGCTTCGGCTCCTTCTTTTTCAGATGACATTGAGTTAAAACTAGCCAATGCGACAACTGAAGAAGAAGTTTTGTCAATATTAAATGGCTTATAAAAGCCCACTAAACTAGGAGGTTCTGCCAAATGGCAGACGTATTTTCAACTACCACCTCTGGTTTGGGTACCAATCTCGTAACTATGGCTTACGACAAGTTGATTGATATCAACTTACGTAACACACCACAGTTCCGTGCAATTGCTGATAAGAAGTCAGGCAACCCAACCCACGATGGTTCATCAATCCGCTTTCAGTTCCACAACGATATCGCGGATACAACTATTGCAGGCGCAACTCTCGCTGAGACTGTTGACCCAGATGCAGTAGCACTACCAGCAACAACCACTCTTGATATTTCACAGCAAGAACTTGGTCGCGTTGTTCTACCTACACGTAAGTTGTCTCTAATGTCACTTGCTGATGTTGACCCATGGATTGCTAACGCAGTTTCATTCAACATGGCAATGACACTTGACAACGGTGTAGCAGCAGTTCTTGATGCTGGTACAAACGTAATCCGTGAATCTGCTGGTTCACTTTCAACATCTGCTGCAAAGACAACTATCACAACCACTGATACAATCAAGTCACGTGATATCCGCTACGCTGTAACTAAGTTACGTGCTGGCAATGTTGTTCCTAAGCAGGGTGCATTCTACGTTTCATACATCCACCCAGAAGTATCTGCGGACCTTCGCACAGAAACTGGTAACAACGTATGGCGTACACCACACGATTACAACAACGCTAACCCACTATACGCTGGTGAACTTGGCGTATGGGAAGGTGTTCGTTTCATCGAAACACCAACAATGACAAACACACAGTCAGGTTCAGGCGCTGGTGCGTCACAGACACGTGTTTACAACACCTACGTACTTGGTCAGCAAGCACTTGCTGAAGCAGTATGGAAGGAACCAAAGATTGAATTTGGTAACGTAACAGATAAGTTAAACCGTTTCCGTCCAGTTGGATGGCACGGCATGCTTAACTGGGCTATCTATCGCCAGGCTGCTCTATATCGTATTGAGACAGCAGCATCTGGTCGTCCAACCGCTTAGTCGTTAGACGCATAGGGCTAGGGGAAACTCTAGCCCTATGAGTAAACCTACTAGGGAGAACTAATGGCATACAGATTTACTACACCTACTATCAGCGAAGGACCTGCTGGAGAAGGACCGCTCTTTGAACGATTCCGTTTAGTTCGTGGTATTACAGTTCTAAAGACTGGTGGCACCTACTATGAAACTAGATATCCATCTAGTGAAGAAGTAGAAGAAGCAGATATTGCATACATTGGTGGATACTCTTACGAAGTAGATGCTACAGAGAAAGCAGCCTTAGAGGCTGCTGGATATACAGTGGAGACAATATGAAGTGTTCTCACATAAGCAGAGTAAAAGAATGGGGCTTTAATGATGACCATGATTTTATTGCTACTTTATGGGATTGTGTTCTTTGCGGTATTGAATCTAGTGAACCGTTCAGAGAAGAAGAGAAAGTCTCAATAGACCACGCTAACTGCGATACAGACCCTTGCTTTGGATGTAAGGCTAAAGGATTGCAACTGAGCACTGGAGATGCTGCATCTTCAAAGGTTATGAGTAATAAGAAATGGCACGGAGAACTGGATGCATATTATTCAGCCCGTGCTCAGGGTATCCAGCCTGCTGGTACTACTATGCAAAAGATTCGTGAAGCCGAAAAGGCTTCCGAAGTTATGGGTAAAGCATATGATGCTAATACTATGACACAAGCAAGTGCAATTAATAAACAATCGGTAACTTCACTAAAAGATGCGGGAGCAATATAATGCCAATGGTAAACGGAAAGAAGTTTCCATACACAGCAAAGGGCAAGAAGGCTGCTAAAGCGTACGCTAAGGCAGAAATGATGGAGCCTATGGCTGAGAAGAAAATGGAAATGAAGAAGGGCATGAAGAAAGTAGCCAAGAAGAAGGCTTCTATGGTAAAGAAGAAGGGCAAGTAATCATGGCAAAAGAAACAGCAAGAGATAAAGCACGCAAAGCACGAGAATTAGCAGATGATGCAAAGTTTTTTGTTAAAGATTCACGTAAGATTGCTAGCAAGGTTGCAAAAGGTGCAACAGGTAAAGATTTAACTATTCGTGAAGAAATGCGTGCTGGTAAAATTATTCAACAGCGCCGTATGAATGATACGGGAAAAACCGCTAGACGTGCAGAGTTTATTGCTGACCGTACTTCTAAGCGTTCAGCATCAGCCCGTAAAATTGCAGCAGTTAGTGGCGGAGTAAAAAGCAAGCCAACAGCAAGAGCAAAGTCTGCTTCAGTAAAGAAAACTAATCCAGCAAAAAAGAAGATGATGTAAGCATGGCTAGTCCAATTGACCGTGCTGGTGCATATGCTAAAAATGCAGCCAAAGAAATTAAAGACTATACAAAGGCTTGGAACAAAGCCAATAATGCTAAGTTACCTATGAATCAGGGTAAGGCTCTTGAAAAGAAAGCCCAAAAACAATTAGGACAGGCTTTAGGTGCAGTATTCCAAGGACGTAGATACAAATGAAGAAGAAGGCACATCCAGGATTCAAGGCTGTTCAAAAGAAGATTGCATCAAGACAAGGTGTATCTATGGAGAGTGCTGGAGCAATCCTTGCGGCTGGTGCTCGCAAAGCAAGCAAGAAAGCAGTTGCTGCTAATCCACGTTTAAAGAAAATTTCAGGCGTTAAGAAAGGTAAATAATGCCAAGTCCTACACCAAGACAAGCACGAATTGATGCAAAGAAGACTGCTCTTGCCCAAGCGGCTGCTGCACAAGCAGCAAAACGTGCAGCACGTTCAACTGGTCCAAAGATGTCTGTTGACCCAGCAGGTTTAAGTGATGACAAGATTCTACGAGATATGCCTATTACTGCAAAAGATTTAGGCAAGATTAAGAAGTATTACGGAATCAAGTAATGGCATATACCAAACCAGCGCTTCGTGAGCGCCTAAAGAATCAGATTATGTCTGGCACTAAAGG